AAAAATTTTTTTTTTTTTTTTTCCCCCCCCCCCTCTTTTATAAAGTCAAATTTAACTTTATTGTAAGTTTTCTTTCCCCCCCTTTTATATATATATTATATATATATAACTACTTTACCTGCTTAATAAAAAAAAAAGTATATATATATATATATATGTAATATATAAAAAAGAGAAAAGGGGGTACAAAAATTATCCCACGCGGACTCCAAATTATCTTTTTTTTCATCAATCGGACTCCAAATTATCCCACGCGGACTCCAAATTATCCCATGGGGTACAAAAATTATCCCTATATAAAATAAAAATTTATAATTAAATGAAAAAAAAATTGTCACAAAAATTATCCCAAAGTCACAAAAGGTATCAAAATAATCACAATATGTATCTTTACTTCAAATAATTTAAATAATTTTAACTTAAAATTAAATAATATATATATATATATGAAATTGAAGAAAAATCAATGTTCAAGATGTTTAAAGGTTTTTAAGTATAATTGTTACCTTGAAAAACATAAAAACGCATCTAGACAATGTCAAGAGGTGTTATGTGATAGAATTGATAGAACAAATGAGAAAATAGATGAAATACAAATAAAAGACAACTATACAGATAATCAAATACGAATAATGAGAAATGAAATTGATAATATAAAAAGAAATATAGAATATGAACTTCCAAATTCTAAAAAGCATATATATTGTGAATTCTGTTATAAAGTTTTTACAACAAAAAAAAGTTTAAATAGACATGTTAAAAAGATTTGTAAAAATGTAAATGAAAATATTACTATTTATGAAAGAGAATTAAACATTATACAAGATAATGCAAAAAATCAATGTAAATATTGTAAATTTATTTTCACTGAAAGTAGCAACTATTGTAGACATATGAAGAAAGGATGTAAAGAGAAAGTAAAATATGAAATAGAAATGGAAAGAAAGGTTGTACAAAACAGATCTAAAGCTGCACAGCAAGTAACTAATAATAATATTCATGTAACAAACAATATTATAAATTTACCACCATTAAGAGCATTTGGAGATGAAAATTTAGATTATGTTACAACAACATATCTATTACAAGAATTAAATAAATGTAAAAACTATCAGGATATGAGTAAGGTTGTAGGAAATTTTACAAAGATGATCCATGCAAATCCAGCACATCCAGAGAATCACAATGTACAAATGAAGAGTTTAAACGGTGGTTTTGCTCGAGTATTTAATGGGATAAATTTTGAAGATAGACAGGCTTTAGATATACAAGATGCAATTCTTCAAAAGGTTGGAACATTGATAACAGATAAATGTGATGAGTATCAAGAACAAGAAAATTATATAGAAAATAAATCCATAGATACAAAACTAGAATGTGTAAGAGATACAATTGATGATGATATATTAATAAATATAGCATCTGTTGGAGTAGGATGTACAGCATCAAAAACAATGAATTCTTATCGATCAAATGTGAAGACAGTTCTTCATACAAACAAATCGACAATAGGTGCTACGCAAACTTTATTAGATGATCCTTCTTCATTTGAAATAGAAAATATAAAGTGATTAATAAAGATACTTAAATATACGTTCAATATATATATTATATAGAATGGCAATGAATTCTAATAAAAATTTGAATGAATATAAATACAAAGTTATGACTGTATGCAAAGATAAGGGATGGGATCATTGCTCACTTGAAAAGGTATGGTTACTACTAACAGAAGAAATTGGTGAACTAGCTGGATCAATTCGCCGTCATTCGAATACGTTTAGAGACAAACGTAGAATTAAAATAGAAGATGAACTAGGAGATGTATTTTCATACTTATTTCAGCTATCCGGAATGTTAAATATTGATTTAGATCAAATGTGGGAAAAAAATATTACAAAAAGTTATAACAAAAAATACAAAGATAGCAATAGTCAATATAAAGATAATAGTAATTGTTATTATTATAATGATGAATACAGACGTCAAAAATATTTTAGATCAAACTCAAATCGAACAACGGTCTGATGAATGGTTTAATATTAGAAAAAACATGTTAACAGCTAGTGATGTGGCTGCAGCGTTGGGTATTAACAAATATCAAAGTCAAAACAGTTTAATTAAAAAAAAAATCAATACTGAAAATACAAATAATAATTCATCAAAAGCAACCGAACATGGTAATAAATATGAAGATGAAGCAAGATTATTATTTTCTAAACGGTATAATTTAGAAACATGGGAAATTGGTTTATTTCAACATCCAAAGATTAGTTGGTTAGGGGGAAGTCCAGATGGAATTGCAAGTGATGGAAACCTAATTGAAATTAAATGTCCTGTTACAAGAGAAATATATCATGAAATACCAGATTATTATTATCCACAGGTACAAATATGTATGGAAATTCTAGAAAGACCTGCTTGCTATTTTATACAATATAAACCAATGAATGATTTTCAAAATGGAATAATGGATATTAAGATAATAAAGAGATCTAAAGATTGGTTTCATAATAATTTTGGTACTTTAAGTTTATTTTGGAAGAAAGTTTTATATTGTCGAAATAATGGATATACAAAATTTAATCCTGAAAAGATAATAGATTTAACTAAATTAACTTTTGAAGGTATAAATAATACTTTATCAGATGCAGAATCTGAAAATGAAATTGAAAGTGATAACGAAATATAAAGCTATCTATTCATATATAATTAATGTTTAAACATAGTCAAATGAAGAAACAAAACAAACAAGCCATAGATGATGACGACGATAGTAATGAAGAACCAAATATTGGGAGTCATGAAAATAATATATATTTTTATGACGATGTAAATACAAAAAATATATATACACTGAATAAATTACTTGAGGAGGTGAAAACAAATATTATAAATAAATCATTAAATGATAAAAATATTGATTACATAAACTTATATATTAATAGTAATGGAGGTGGAGTTTATGCAGGATTAAGTGCAATGAGTTATATACAAAATTTAGGAGTTGATGTATATACATATGTGGATGGATTTGTTGCTAGTGCTGCAACATTTATTTTACTTGGTGGTAAATACATATATATGCAAAAGTATTCTAATGTATTAATACATCAAATGTCTACAGGATTTTGGGGAAAATTTGATGAACTTTTAGATGAAGTTGCAAATTCAAAAATTGTAATGAATAATATTAAATTAATATATCATGATAACTGCAGTCTTCCTATTGATGTTGTAAACATATTATTTAAAAAAGATGTTTATTTAACATCTGACGAATGTTTAAAGTATGGAATTATTAACGAAATTTATTAATTATATCGTTTCACTATATAAATCAAATAAAAAAGACAACATAGTAAAATTGATATAAAAAGAATTAAACTCATTATATATGGCCATAATCTATTTCCAATATATGCAATAATAGGATTTAAAATATCATTTTCGATTTTTACTTTTGTATCAGTTTTGTTTAAGTGTTCAAAACACAAATTTAAACTTTGAGAAACAATTTCATCCATATATTATTATATAATATTATGAATTTAATATATAAACATTCACTTAAAGAAATATGTATATATATATATAAGAATAATGACTGAAACAACTAAAACATCAGCTATGAGTGAAACAACTATGCAATCAACTATTAATGAACAATATGATTCATTGGTAGAACGTCTTGGAGAACAGGTAACATTTCTAAAGTCTATGATGACTGATGTGAAGGCATTAAAAAAGGAAGCTCTTGCAAGTGAAAAAAAGAAAACAAAAAAAATTAAAAAAGAAGTTGATCCAAATAAACCTAAACCTTTTACAAAACCGGTAGAAATTACAGATGAGCTTCGTAAATTTCTGAAACAAGATGGAGATATTAGTCGAACTGAAGTTACACAAAAGATGTATGCGTACATTAAGGAAGAAAGTCTTCAAAATGAAGAACATAAGCGACAATTTATTCTTGATACACCACTTGCAAAACTATTCAAGCTTGATAAAGGTACATCAATGGAATATTTCAAACTACAAACATATATGAAACAACATTATCCTAAATAATTAGATAGAAATGTTTTTCTATGAAATTTTGAAATACCATAAATTTTAATTCCTTCTATATGTTTTTTTGTACCATAACCGTTATTTTGTATCAAATCATATTTGTAACTTAAATCGGGATATTCATTACATAATTCTACAATATGATCATCATGAAATGTTTTAGCTAATATACTAGCTGCAGAAATACACTTATGTAATGAATCACCTTTTACAAAACATTCATAATTTAAATCTTTAAATTCACTTTTAAAATAATTACCATCAATATATACTTTATCAAGTTCAATATTTAAATTTCGTATACTTGAATTCATTGAATTCATTGTAGAATTTACTATCCCATTATTATCAATATGAGTATTATCACACCAACCAATACTCCATGCAATAGCGTTTTCAATAATATAATCTCTCATTAATTCTCTTTGATTTTTACTTAATTTTTTTGAATCTTTAAGTAGTTTATGAGATAAACTATTATCCCATATAACACAACCAGCATAAACTCTGCCAAAAAAAGACCCCCTTCCTGCTTCATCAACTCCTGCAATTAAATCCATAATATGTCATTCAAATTTATTTTGTTATATGAACACGTCTACATGATTTGATAGGTTTTGTGTTTTTCTTTACAGTAATCATACAATACTTTCCAACTTTACCTTGATGACATTTAGGAATAGTGTAAAAATATTGATTTGTTTTTTGCTGACAAATAGCTTTTTTTTTAGATATATTAAAGACTAAATCAATTGATGGCATTTAATATATTCAATATATTTAATATAAATTTTATTGACTACAATATATATAATCTAACATTTTTCCTTCTGTTGTTTTTTTCCATCCATAAATTATTAATTTTTTTGAATGAACTTCTTCATGATGTTGATTACATAATACGACTAAATTACTTTTTCTATGCTTTTGTGTTGAATTTTTAGATTGAAATACAATATGATGTGCTTCAAGTTTATCAGTAGAATTGCATATTTGACAATGATCAACATATAAATTACTGTTATATTTTGATTTTTTATCTGCCATTAATCTTGTACTTTTATTTAATAATTCATTCCGTAGTTTAAATGCCTGATTATGAAAACTTTCATTTTTTAAAATATGATGGGCAATTTCTAAACCGTACAAAAGATCACCTGAACCGTTCTTTAGTTTTCTTGTAAATATTGTAGTATCAGTAAATTCAACTGCAATATGTTTGATATTAAGACTTTTAACATTTTTTAGAATTGAAATGGATGGTAATTTATGTAAATGAGTTGCAAA